CCACCTTGATGATACACGACTGTCTGCCCCATGTCTTGGGGCTTCGTGCCCTCTAGGAAGTAGGTCTTGTTCCCAGCGACGACGTATATACCGTTTTCAACGGGTTGCATGATCGAGATGCGGTCCGGGAACCGGAAATACGTGTGTCGGGGGTCGAAGAGCCCATATCTCAGAGCCGAGGTAAAGACGAGCAGGTCGCCAACAGCCATCCACATACGGCCCTTAAAGTACCGTACGATGTGGCCTGCGGGAACCTGCTCCATGAACTGGGTCTCCAGCATCCTGCTGAAGTTGATTGTGCTCTGCACCGTGGTCGACGTGGTACCCATGGGCACGGTCTTGGCCAGATACAGGACGTCGCCGTTTGCCGGGCTGACGTAGATGTTGCATGAATCCGCGCTGCTCTGCGGTATGTTCGAAATTAGAATGCCCCCACCCGAGGCGAGTTCGACTAAGGCTGCACGACCCGTACCCGACTCTTCTCCAAGGGCGGAGGCATAAGTTATAGCAACCTGATACGTTCCCGCATCTAACCCACCCGCCGCTGTGGCAGATAGTATAGGTTGCCCCACGGGGGCTTCCACGCCCCACTCAGCATGACCGGCTTCCTCTGTGATCACCCCCTTTTGACTTCCATTAGCATAGTAAATACGCCCGTCCACTTCCGCGTAGCTGAGAGCCACGGAGGGGTCGAGCCCCGTTCTTACAGATGCAGCGGTGAAATCCCGGTTGAGCTGCTTGAGCACTGAGCCCTCGCAGAAGAAAGTGTGGTACTTGGTGCTGTGGAGGCTGTGGATAGCAGCCCCAGAGTAAACTGATGTGAAGCCCCGGCGGCGGCTGGGCTTACCGGAGTTGGACAGATCGACGTTGAGTAATTCACGTGCGCTCCCTTTCGGGAGATCCGTCTCTTTTGTTACGGTATTTTTACCGAGCGGGAACAGAAGCTCTACAAGGTCTTTCTCTTTGAGTTCTGCGGTCATGGCTTAGAGGCCCCCGTATGCGACTACCTGCGGCCCTCGGTGGAGTCGCTTAAACTGTCTGTCAATTTCGTTTACAGCCTGCTCCCACTTAGCCTCGTGGTACTCGGCTTTGGTCAGGTTCTGTGAATCAACGTCGTCCTTCATGTATGCAAGGTGCTTCGCCTTGTGCAACAGCGAACGCCTGTGCTTGTTCGGTATCTCCATGGCATCGGCTGTCGGGAGCCGGTACACATGCAACTCGATGACCTCGACCTCCAAGGGCTCAGGTACCATCTTCACGAAGCCTACCTCGTAGTCAGTAACGAGGTACTTCGGGTCGCCTGTCATGCTCTCCCAGTCGAGTACAGAGATCTCGAACTCGGAGGGCTGGTAGCGCCTCAGCAGTTCCTTCACGGACACTGCTTCCAAAGTACGTCCACCGGCAACCTTGCCCCGGCGAATCTTCGTGATGTTGTCATCCAAGGCGTACAGGTCTGTGCCTGCCTCCATGGTCAACTCGTAAGTTGTTGCGTCGAATAGAAGGTCTACTCGCTCGCACAACTCGCGCTGTGCTTCGGCCAGCCAGTCTAGGATTTCACTGTCTAGCCATAATGAATCGGAGTCATCCCCAGTTCCGGGGAGCTCCGGGTCGCTCAAGTCCGAGCGAAATATTGCGACAAGATTGGCGGCTGTGAGAGCCATTAGTCAGCGTTGGCCTGCGACTGCATTACTTTCTTCCACAAGGTGTCCGCCTCTTTGCGGTCAACCTCGTAGCCTACCATCTCTGCCAGCTCAGCCAACTTCGGCTTGCCGCCGGGCGTGAACTTGTCAGCGTCGTTCTCGATCATCAGCGCGTGCATGGCGTTGTAGATCTTCTGTTCCCGTTCGAAACCCAGATCGGGTGCCTCCACTTCAGGCTTCTCGTCGACAAGGATTTTCTGGTCTTCCTTGTTGGCGAATACAGCGCCGATAGCGATGGCTTCATCAATTACGGGGTAGGGCACGCGGATGTGCTTGTTTGCTTCGAACTGGATCGCGTGTCCAAATTTTGAGTGCAAGGTGTAGTCTCGTGGCATGTACATCATTTGTGCGGCCATTGTGCAGTTCCTCTTGGTTGGTGATACTACTTAGAAAAGGAGCCCCGAGTGTGGGGCTCCTTCATTACTTCGAGAGGCAGATCAGTCTGCGTTCTCGTCCGAACGGCCTTGGACGTAATACTCTACTTCCACAGCGCCTTCGCCTACGGTACTGTCAGCGATGTTGCTCTTCACTGTAACCACGGCGGGTTCAGGAAGCGCGATGCCAGTAACAATCGGCGAGGAGAACCGGCCAACGGCAGCACTTGACTGCGCCGTGTCCAGCACAACCGCTGCTGTCAAGTCCGCACCATCAAGGTCAAGGACCTCAACGGTAAGGGTAGGAGTGGTACCGTCAAACAGGGTGTCAACAATCAAGTGACAATCTGTAATAACAGCACCCTCGGGCAGTCCGACTACGGCTACGTCGTCAGACGCGGCACCCAGATCGGACTGGGAGAACGTACCTCGGGCGACCATCTTGCGCTGGGCACCGTCGGAACGGATGTTTTTGGTGTTTGGAACGAAAGCCATGATGTCATTCCTCCTAGTTAGTTGAGACGTCGAGGCAGATTACGCCGAAGTCTTCGACCACACCCGAGCTCATGCCGCCGGTCAACTTGCCTTCAAACTGAGGCTTCAGGAAGCCACAGATCTTGCCAGTTGAAATAGCGTTCACGTTCTCGAAGTCGCGATCCTCTTCGACCCAAGTCGGGATACCGATGTCAGCGAAGCCCATTGCCTGAGCGCCACAGAACAGTACACGACAACCGTGGACAGTACCGTCGTTCTTCCAACGGCTACCAGATGCCAGACCCTTCGTGTTGTACACGTGGCGATACTCGGAGATGGCGATGCCATCAACCATGATCGTGTCAGTGCCCTTGAAGAGGTCGTTACCGGCACCGCGCTTACCAGCGTCACGCTGAATCTGGATGAAATCAGAGTCAGTTTTCAGTGAAGCCATTGCGGTCGGGGTAACGAAGGCATGGTAAAAGTCAATACCGTCTTTGGTACGGACCGGGCGAACATACATCTCTTTCGCCATTGCCTTCAGGTTAACCAGTGCCTGCCAGCTGAGGCCAGAGTTCGCTACCGTAAAGGTAGAGTCGCTGTTCAGCTTGGTCAGTGAGATGTGGCCCTTGGTGACAGCGTTATCGACGGTGAACAGACGATTGCTGGTAGGGGCAACGACATCAGCTGCGAACTCAAGCAGGTTCAAGTCAGAACCGACACGAGCTGCGCCGTTGGTGTGACTCGCATACGAAACACCGGACAGGGTTAAGAAACCCATCTGGTCGTAGCGGTCAGACAGCCAATAGGCCAGCTTGTTGCGAGACTGTTCGCGGAAATTGATGATGGTACGCTGATCGGCCATGCGACCGGTGTTCCGGTTTGCGTGGCGAAGCTGATCGATCTGGATGACCTGCTCTTCAGAAGTCAATGCTTCCTCGTAACCGGCCAGCTGACGATCTCCGGCACGACCGTCACCTTCGAGGTCGTTAACCAGCGTAATGACGGCGCGAGCACCCTTCTCATCTTTCTTCAGCTCAGTGATGCGCTGAATGAGAGAATCCTCAGAGTCGCCGGTGAACTTGTTCAGAAAAGACATGTTACGTGCCTTGTTCCAAAAGTCCATTGACCAAACCTTCTTTTCGTGGCTGGTCAAGTTGGCAAAATTTGTTGCGGACATATTAGAGTCCTCCTGTAAAATTATCGCAAATGCCACTTATGTGGCTCGGATTGTTTCTACAACGTAGTTACGTATCGTGTAACAATTCGAGATGCGACTCTTTTCAGGCTGTTACGATGGGCCCCGCTGTATCGCTCACGGCTTCGATATACTGAATTTTAAGCCGTGAGCGATTCCTTGTCAAGCGGTTTAGGCCGGTACGTCGCCTCGCATCCTCTTCAGGGTGGCTTCTGGCAGGGAGGCAATATCCTCGTAGGACAGCTTGTCCACGTTGATACCGTCCTTTATGCCAGCTGAATCGGCATCGTCCCCGGTGCCCTTGGCGTCAGGAGCCGACTTATTGGCAGCATCCGTGGCCTTCTTCAGCCCGGCCTTTCGGAGCTCATCTTCCTTTTTGAGCTGGGCCTCGGGGTCAACCGCGTCCGCGAGGTCGGCAACGGCCTTCTTCGGCAGGACGTAGTCCATGGCGCGGAGCAGAGCCTGCGTAATGGTGTACTTGCCAGTTGCGACAAACCCGTTACGGAGCTCCTGTACCTTGTCCACAGTTTCCTGTGAGTAGCCCTCAGAGTCCGGATTGAACTCGTCATAGGTGGTCTCGATATGGTCGATAGCCAGATCCAAACGGACCTGCTCACGGGCCTCTGAGGTGGCCTCAGTGGACGATTCGTCCATATCCATCTGCCACAGCTC